TGTCTGCAAGTCCTCAAGAACTCATATTTAGTGTACCGTTTGATGAAGATGATTTTACATCGGCTAGTGGTGCAGGTTCGATAAAGGTAGATGGTGTTATCGTAGGTATCAAAGTCTTCCGTGAAAACTTGTTCGTTTTTTGTGAGGATTCCATATTCAAAATAACAGGTTCAAGCCTGTCTGATTTTGCAGTAGTCCCTGTTACCAGAAAGATTGGTTGTGTAGACGGGTTTAGTATACAGGAGATATCTGGTGATATCGTGTACCTTGCCCCTGACGGTTTGCGAACAATTGCTGGTACTGAAAGAATCGGAGACGTGGAACTTGGCACCATATCTAAACAGATACAGCCTCGCCTAGACAATGTTACAACCGACAGAATATCATCTCTTGTAATCAGAAGCAAAAGTCAATACCGTTTGTTTTTTCCGGGGGATTCTCAGGCAGAAGCCGCTGCTGCAGGAATTATTGGCGTAATTAAAGCAGGAGTAGATGGCGGGGTAGGCTGGGAGTATGCGGACATTGTAGGAATAAAAGCTGCGTGTTGTGCATCAGGATTTATTAGTGGCGTTGAAACTGTCATTCATGGTGGATATGACGGCTACGTATACAAGCAAGAAACTGGTAAAACATTTAACAGCACAAACATATCTGCTCTGTATGAGTCCCCTGCATATACTATGGGAGATGTCGGCGTCAGGAAGATGATGCAAAGAATAATCTGGAACTACAATAATGAAGGTCCAGTGGATTCAGATTTTCGCATTAGATACGATTTCGGTTCTACAAACATACCACAACCTGCAGCTTATCCTCTAAACATTGGCGGTTCATCTGCTATTTACGGAACAAATACATATGGCACAGCCGTATACGGTTCATCAGGTGAACCAATTGTTAGACAGAGTATAGAGGGTAGCGGGTTTACAGTTTCGGTTCGTTTAGATGACGCAGACGGAGCCGACCCCATTTCAATAAAAGGATACCAACTGGAATTTACACCGGGTGGAAGGAGATAAAACATGGCAGGTTATACCCGTCAATCAACATTTACAGATGGTGACGTTATTACCGCTGCTCATTCCAACGATGAGTTTAATCAGGTATTAGCGGTATTTAATAACACAACAGGTCATAAGCACGACGGTACAGCAGCAGAAGGTCCAGTCATTGGATTAATTGGTGACCCCGGAGTTGCTACACCATTGAACAAGGTTGTAATTGACAATCCAAATAATCAAATAGAATTTTCAGTGGATGTATCAAGTTCCTCTGTAGAACAACTTGTTATAAAAGACGGTGTAATCGAACCTACAACCACCAACGATATAGACTTGGGTTCGTCTAGCAAAGAATTTAAAGATGCATTTTTTGACGGCACTGTCACTACAGATGCACTCGTAGCAGACACTATTGATATAAATGCAGGTTCTATTGACGGAGTAACTTTAGGGACTAATAGTGCGATAACACAAGCTGTCATCGATAATGTAAATATCGACGGTGCAACCATAGGGCATACTAGTGATACAGATTTGATGACGTTAGCATCTGGCGTTCTTACCGTTGCTGGCGAAGTATCCATGACAACGCTTGATATCGGCGGCACAGATATTACAGCGACAGGTGCTGAATTAAATCTTATGGACGGCGGCACTACGGCTGGCACAACAGCGGTTGCCGGAGGAGATGGTATTGTAACTAACGATGGCGGCACCATGCGTCAGACAACAGTAGATACGTTTGACACATATTTTGCCGCTACAAGCAAAACACTTACTAATAAGACGATTGATGCTGACAGCAATACCTTATCAAATATTGAGGTGGACAATCTTAAATCTGGTGTTCTTGATACAGACCTCTCTAGCGTTGCAGGAACAGATACTACACTCGCCTCTGCAAAAGCTATCAAAGCATACGTTGACGCGCAGATACAAACCGAAGACACACTTGTAGAACTCAACGATACTGATATATCATCTGAAGCAGCGGGTCACATACTCATACATGACGGCAGCGATAGTTTTGATAACAAGCCTATCTCTGGAGACATTACCCTTGCAGCTAGTGGTGCTGTAACTATTGCTAACGGTGCTGTTGAAACTGCAATGGTCAATGCTAATGTGATTAGTGGTCAGACAGCTATTACTTCAGGTCTTGACACAACTAATGATACAGTTTTACTGCACGATGCAGACGCAGGTGCACTTAAAAAAGTATCACTTGCTAATCTATCCTCTGGTCTTGGTGGACTAAGTGACATAGTTGGTGATACAACTCCACAGCTTGGCGGTGACCTTGATGTAAACGGTAACGATATTGTTTCCGTATCTAATGGTAATATTAACATATTACCGAACGGTTCTGGTAAAGTAAATATAGACGGTAACGGTTCATCAGGCGGCGTAACGATTACTGATGGTCTTGTGGATATTCGCACGGGCACAGGCTCACGTTCTCAAGTTAAATTCTACTGTGAATCTAGTAACGCCCATGCACAAACTGTTCAACCACAACCTCACTCTGCTGGTGTAACAAACACACTTACATTACCTGCGGGTGGTGACCAAGAACTTGTTGGTGCATCAGCCACACAGACTCTGACTAACAAGACTATCGACGCTTCCCAACTATCTGGCACAGTTGCAAACGCACGACTTGATGCACAATTACAGGACGTAGCAGGATTAGCAACCACAGACAGTGGATTTATTGTAGGCGACGGTTCTAATTTTGTCCTTGAGACAGGCGCAACTGTTCGAACATCTCTTGGATTAGGAACGGCAGCAGTTGCAAATACAGGTACATCTGCAAGTAATGTCGTAGTACTTGACGGTTCCGCAAGATTACCAGCAGTAGATGGGTCACAGCTTACCAATCTGCCAGCAACAGGTGATGGCGGTATTGCAATGGCAATTGCACTTGGATAAGTGTTGACAATTAACTAAAAATACTATATAATATATCCGAAGAGGGATAATCATGGCAAACGCATTTAAACTAAAAACTTTTGCTGGTGGTAGCACAGGTGCCAACACGGATATGACCATTTATACGGGTAAAACGGGCACCGAAACTACAATCATTGGCATGTCTATCGCTAACATCACTACATCACAGGTAACTGTCGATGTCAAGATTGAAAGTGATACATCAGACACAGAAACAAACGCAAACGTGTTCATAGTAAAGGACGCGCCTATTCCTGTGGGCGGTACATTAGTTCCTATCGGGGGCGACCAGAAGGTAGTCCTTCTTAATACAGATGTATTGAAAGTACAGTCCGACACTGCAAACAGCGTAGACACGACACTGAGCATTTTGGAGATAACCTAATGCCTTATCTGGGTAACGAACCTGCAGCACGTTTCAGCACAATGTCCTATCAGGATTTGACTGGTGGAAGTGGCACTAGCTTTACGTTAAACTTTGCTGTTGGTTCAGCACAAGAAATTGAAGTATTTGTAAATAATGTACGTCAAGAGCCGGGGGTAGCCTACACTGTCGCTGGTACTGCCTTGACAATGACAGGTAGCATTGCATCAACAGATGATTTTTATGTAGTCTTTCAAGGTAAAGCACAACAGACTGTAGTTCCCGCTGCCAATAGTATTACTGCAGCCATGTTGCAATCTGGCGTAGGCCAAGACATTACTAAAGCAGCTTCTAATCCTACAGCTTCAACAAACGCCGCACTTGGTGATGTACATGTAAATACAACAACTGGTGATATGTTTGTTTGCACAGATGCAACAACAAATGACAACACTTTTGTAAATGTAGGCAATGGAAGTGGAACAATAAATCAAAAAATGACTGTATCGTATTTGGTTATTGCTGGTGGTGCTGGTGGCGGCTCAAACCGTGGTGGTGGCGGTGGTGCTGGTGGTTATAGAAATGCTTATGCCAGCGAAAGTTCTGGTGGTGGAGGTTCTACTGAAACTGCACTTACGCTAGTTGTAGGTACAAGTTATAGTGTAACTGTGGGTGCTGGCGGTGCTGGTGGTACAAATCAGGGTAAAGGTACAAACGGCTCTGACTCTGTGTTTTCCACAATAACATCTACAGGCGGTGGGGGTGGCTCTAGTCGCCAAACTGCCGATGCACAATCTGGTGGTTCTGGTGGTGGTTCTGCTGAAGCAGGGTCAGGTGGTGCTGGAACCTCCAATCAAGGTTTTGCTGGCGGTACAGGTAATACAGGTGGTGCTGGCTCTGCTGGCGGCGGCGGTGCGGGTTCAACTGGTTTTGCTGGGGGTTCTAGTGCTAGAGATTCGTCAAACAGATTTGGTGATGGTGGTGCAGGTCTAAGTTCAAGCATTACAGGCTCTGCTGTTAATAGAGGTGGTGGCGGTGCTGGCGGTTCCGATAATGCAACTGCAGGTGTTGCTACACATGGCGGTGGTAATGGTAAAGGCGGCGGTCAGGGAACAGGTAACGCTGGCACGGCTAATACAGGTGGTGGCGGTGGCAACGCTGGTTCATCAGCTTCGCCGTATCAGGCAGGTGGTGCTGGCGGTAGTGGTGTTGTAATTTTAAGATATTCAAACGCCTTTACCATATCAAACCCCGGCGGTGGCCTTACCATATCAACTACAACAGATGGTGATGATAAAGTGAGTTCAGTTACTGCCGGAACAGGCAATGTGAGTTGGAGTTAACAATGGCGCACTATGCTTTTTTAGATGCAGATAACATTGTCACAGAAGTTATTATTGGCAAAGACGAAGGTTCAGACGGTATTGATTGGGAAAGTCACTACTCTGCAATTCGTGGGCAAGTCTGTAAACGAACGAGCTATAATACTTTTGGAAATGTTCATTACGGTTCAGACGGAGAGGCTGATGGCGGTACAGCTTTTAGAAAAAATTATGCTGGCATTGGATACACATACGATGAAAGCAAGGATGCTTTTATTTCACCACAGCCATACGTAAGTTGGAAATTAAATGAAACAACTTGCTTGTGGGAATCTCCAGTTGCGTATCCTGATGATGGTAATAAATACGATTGGAACGAGTCTGCGTATCAAGCCGATAACACCAAAGGCTGGGAGAAAATAAGTTAATGGCACTTTCTAAGATAACAAATGGTGGTGTAGCGGCATCAGGCATACCGTCTGGTGGTATTATTCAGGTGCAACATACACAGCTTACAACTGATAGCACTTTGTCTTTATCTGCGACAACAGACACTGTTGTAACGGGTTTTACTGTAAACATCACACCTACATCAACATCAAGCACTATAAAATGTGAAGCAATGTTTGTAGGGGAGTTTGGTGATGATGCCCCTAACACTTACAACCATATGTTTTTCTTTTATAGAGACACAACAAAGTTGGGTTATACAGGTACGGCTGGCAATAGAAATTATGGCGTTGCACCAGCAACCAGAACGTATTATGCTGAAGACCAGAACAGCACACTAGAAACCGCTTATCTTTCGTTCTTTGACAGCCCAAGCACAACATCACAAATAACATACAAACTTGGAGTTAACGTAGAACTTGCAGATACGTTGTATATCAATAGGACGCTTAGTGCTACTGATTCTTTTGTACATGAACGTGGCACATCATTTATCTGCGTTACAGAGATTGCGGGGTAACACATGGCATACATAGGCAAATCCCCAACAGGAACTGGCGTTAGACAACGATACTATTTTACCGCTAGTGGTAGTGAAACTTCATTGTCCGGCACAGATGATGCTGGCCTCACTTTATCTTTTAGTGACGGCAACTTTGTAGACGTAATGCTAAACGGCGTTACTCTTGTAGCTGGCACGGATTACAATACCACAACCGCGAACACGATTGGTGGACTATCCGCTTTAGCTGCAAATGATATTGTAGAGGTAGTTGTATATGACATCTTTACTGTATCTGACACAGTTTCTGCAAAAAATGGTGGTAC